ACCTTTTTCGCCCATTATTTTATGAATCTCAGAGCTAGTAATTTTACCTCTCCGTAACTGAAACCATTCTTCTGATCTTTGTTCAATTAACATAGTTGCATTTTTTTAAGTAGCAGTTCACCGAAAGTAAGCTGCTTGGCTGTATGTAAATATTTTGTCATCTCCTCAAAACCTAATTCAGATGGATCTTTACCTCCTAATTCAATTAAGTAAACGTCCTTACCTAAATTAATTAACTCTAAGGCATAGTTAAAAGACTCCTTCAATGCATCATTATCGAGTGCTAGGTAGACGGTCTTAACATTATTCTGTACTAACTTAAGCATTAAAGCACGCGGGATAGTTTTACCAAATAACGGAATAGCGTTTCTCTTTAGTGCGATAGCGTCAAAGATGCCTTCACACAAAATAACAGGGACGTTCCAATTAATAAAGTACTCTAAACCGATCAACTCATTCTTATTACATGAAGGAGCGTTGTACTTACGTGCTGGATCTCTCTCAAAAGACCTAGAAATAAAATAATTTATGCGGCCGGTTTTGCTGTAAGAAGGTACTATTATAGAATTAGCATACCTACCCCTTTCGCAATAACCTATATTATATTTTAAAATGTCTTCTTCTGTAATGCCCCTATTCTTGACATAGGCTTTCGCTTGACGATATACTAGCTTAGTACTACTCTGTGATAGAGATACGAATTCTTTCGGCAATTCAACAATAGAATACTTTTTATCTTCGACCTCTACCTTACCGTCAGGAAAGTAGCTTTTCATTTCGGTAATCTGAGCCGGGCTTGCTTGTAGCTTTCTCAGCAATGAAACTAGACTACGTCCTTTAGTGGCAGGTTCGCAGGTCCAACAATGATAGAAGCCGCTCTTAGGGTCTATTTCAAGTTTTGGCTTATGATGCTTGCAGAACGGACAATGAAAGGCATGGTTACCTTTTGTTGAAGGCTTTGATTTACCTAAAACACTATGTAAAAGTCCAAGTACTAAACGGGATTGCTCCATGTAGAATAATTCTCTTACATATAATATAAGGATTTATTCTGGTTCTACCAAATCCCTGCGAAAGAACTTAGCGAGAACGTTATCATTATATGAATCTTCTCTTAATAGAACTCCATTTATGCACTGAAAATGTACTTCCCAATAAGTAAGCTGTTTTTTATTGAAACAAAACTTTAAAATCTTTCTTTTAAAATTATCTACACCTTGCTCCTCTATTTCCTTAAGCATTGTTTTATTTGATCCCCAATAATCTAACCAATTAGATTCTTTTATTACTAGCCTCTTTGTAGGTTTCTTCCCCGGACCTGTGTGCTCGGCTAGCTCTTTTTTAGTTAACTTTTTCTTTGTATTCGAAAAAAGTGATTTTTTGCCGATATAAAATTTTCCTGTCTTAGTATTGGTAATTTCATATACAAAACCAATACAGCCTTTGGGGAAATTTTCTACAGAATCGTATTCAATCAATTCTTCTCCGTCAAACGTAAACCATTTTTTTAACATAAAAATTTTCTTTAACTATCCCACTTGACTATAAAAGTCATATCCGTATTGGCAGGGATGGGGTAAGGTGTGGCGAGCTTACCTACAACGAGAAGTTGGTTGTTTTCGTTGTAGAGGCCTACTGTCGTAGCATAAGGGCGGAATGATGACCCTGTCATAAAGTCGTAGATTGCCCCGTCTACAACTTGACCAAATGAGCTACTGATTGGCGTCCCGGATCCGCTTACGGGGCCGAAAAAAGGTAGTGCTCTAGAACCGGAAATAATTAGTTTTTTGATAAAGACTGATGGGTTCTGAGAGAAATTAAAATCGTTCTCAGATACCCTACACTTTACCTCGTTTTGAAAGATTGTAGTTTCGGCTGTTAAAAATAACGTATAAGACATCTATAACTAATTATGGAATTAAAGATACTTTCTTCCATCCTACAAATGATCCGGAGAAGGCATAGAAATATAACATAGACTCGGACACTGCTAGGTCTCCTGGATTTCCTGATGGTAATGGATTGAGGTCGGCTAGATGTAATACTTGTGAGATTCCTACACTACCGCTCACGTCTAACGGGTACTGTGGGCTGAACTGGTTAATACCTACCTTACCGTTGGTTACAGGCCCTGCAACTGGTGTTCCGCTCAGATTAAATTGTGAGCCGGTAGCATAAATTATACCTCCTAGATTAATTGCATGGTTGATATCGTTTGGTACAGTTATACCGGTACCTAATACGATATTATTTACTCCAGGTCCTGCTGCTCCGCCGCCGCCAACCCTTTGCCCTGCTTTATATCCTATAAAGGTCGAGTAAGATGCGCTAGCTGCATTAAGTCCTGCTGAACTACCTACAAATATAGATTCTGAAGCATACGTTGCTCCTGCTCCTGCTAATCCGCCTATAAAGTTTGAATTAGATGCACTTATTGCATTTTGTCCAACTAATGCTCCAATAAAATTAGAACCTCCTGCTGCGGATACGTTCTGTCCTGCGAAGTATCCTATGAAGTTTGAGTTTGTAGAACCTGTAGCTCCAAAGCCTGCACTAACTCCGATAAAAATAGAATTATTAGCATTTGCAGCATCCTTACCTGCATTACTTCCTAGGAATATCCCGTCTATCAAGCTAAAGCCTTTTGTTGAAGGATTAGTAGAGTATAAGCTAGAACCGGATAAAGAAATAGGATGAGATGCAGTTAATGCGTTTGAAGCAGATAAAGCGTAGGAGCTACTGAATGCAATAGATGAAGATACGCTATACGAACTGCTTAATGCATAAGAAGAGCTTATAGTAAAAGATGAAGTAGTTGCGAAAGATGAAGATAAAGCGTAAGAACTACTTAGCGCATAAGATGCGGATATCGTATTTAAAGAATGAGAGGCTGTTATAGCGTTAAGGGCCCAGCTCGAAGTTCCAAATAGAGATCCTGTATTAACGTTAACGACGAAAGTAGAACTATCTCCTTTAGTAAATGTAAGTATATTATTAACTGCAGAAGCGGTAATCAATAAAGAAGAGGTATCAGTTGATCCTCCTCCACCTCCTCCGAACGCAGATGAAGCGGTATAATATAGGCGACCGGTAGTTGTATCTACAGTAACTACGTTGTTTTGAACTGTAGTTGTTAGACTAGGAATACTGAAGGTTCCGCTAAGGCTAACGGCTCCAGAAATACTAACTGCGCTTGCGGATAGATTAGCTGCAAGCCAGGCAAAGTTACCGTCTCCTTCATCAAATGCGAGAGGTGCGTCTTTGATATATGTAGCTCCTGTATTAGCGCTAGAGGAGACGCGGAATATTAGACCCATCGTTGAATTCGTTTATAAATAAATATCTCAAATTAAACTTACGGGAAAAATGCTTGATAGGCGGGGGATGTTATAATAGCCATTCCTTGTGGATATATCAGGTTTCCTACGTGAATTGCAGGTTCGGATTGTGATACGAAATAATTAGTAGCGTTAAAATATCCGTTAAGTATATATAAGCCGCTATTTGCGTTTCCGATATCTATCAAATTACCGTTTCCGTCATCTACTATACAGTAAAAAGAAGATGATAAGATAAAACTTTGTCTTGAGATTTGTTGGCCATAAACCCCTCTCGGGATTGAGATTACAGTTACTTCTGCACCTGATTGAGTTGGAAAATGGCGTACATCTGCGTCAAATGTTCCTGATGCGGCTGTAGATTGGGGGTAATTAAAGGCGCTTGATGCTGAAACCGGAAAGGATCCTGTCAGGTAGTTTGAGTAATATAAGTGACGTATTGAATAATAGTTGATCGTCTCTTGTGAGATTGATCCAGTTATAGTCACTGCACCGTTCACTCCTTTCACAACCTGAATACCGTATTCTCCGAATGAACTCGATTCAAAAGAAGAGCTGTATTTTAGTTTGATAGGAGTAGTAATAACATCTGAAGTCCTAAGACTGTTTGCTGCTCTACTCATCTTATTTTATTACCAATCTAACTTAACCCTTATTAGTGCTTCTTTTGTAAAGTCTTTTACCAGCGGTACGGACATCTTAGCTACTGCTAAAAGCTCACTTGCTTCATTATATAAGCCGATAGTTGTAATATAAGTCTGCGGGTTATAAATCATTGTTGGCCATAATACTGCTCCTGAACCTGAAGCAAATGTTGGATTAGAAGAGTAGTTATACTCTGAATTACCGATTCTTACGAATACATAATCGGATGATATTGTCTCCTCGGAATTCAGCTGAAAATTACCGCTTGCTGAAATTGCTTGGAATAACAGCGTGTTGTTAGTTGAAGTATAAGATGAACTAGCGTTTACAGACACTACTCCGTAGTTTGCTCTATCGATTACATAATTTATACCTCCCGAAACTGCCGGTAATGCAAGTGCACTAGGGTTGAGAATAATTGTTCCGATATCAGGTAAGAAGAATCCATAAGAGCCGGATACGGTGTAACCTGGTGCAATAGCTCCAGATACTGAGTTGCTAATAGCGCTACCGAAGGATCCGGATACAAGGTTGAATACTCTACCACAATCTAAATAGGTTACTGTAGTAACATTATTACTGTTATCACATAAAGTTATCTGGCCCCCTGAACCTGATAGACTAATATTAAATGTTCCCGGGAATAGCGTTTGCTTATACCTATTCCTGTCTACGTTTATCGCAAAAATATCGGGCGCACTGGAAGCGAGACCCCCGAAATTGAATCCTTGGGTAGAGCCTGATAAAGCGGGACCATACACGAGGGTTTCGTATTGACGATAGGTTGTCAGCGATGGTGATACTCCAGGTACTAGATTATTATACCATTTCGAACCTGATCCGTACTGATTACCGTATGCGATAGCGAATTGAACTGCTGCTCCGTTTGCAGAACTTTGAGTCTGGTACACGTTAAGGTAAAACGCGCCGGCGCTGATTGCAGATGTTACGGTTGAGGATGCGGTATAAAATGTTGCAAGCGTAGGCTGATTGGAGCTCCATGCCGGAGCTGTAATCGAGTCGGAGCTAATTACAAAGTCTGATGGAGCTAATCTTGTGAATGACATATTCTATTATTGATTTACTTTAGTAATTTGAACAGGAATAAACAATCTAGCACCTGAATCGCGACCAGTTACAGTTAATGTAGTATACAGGGTAGTGTTGCTTCCAAACAGCGTATTAACTGTCGTAGCAGTGATGTTGATAGTTGTACCAATAACTGTCTTAGAAACGTTAGTACCAACTGTTTGAACTCCAGTGGCATTTAAGGCAGTTGCTTGAGGAGTGTTGATACCTACTCCGTTGAACGCAGCAGTAGTTCTAACATCTCCGATTTCTGCAATATATCCGGATTGTTCAAAAGTAGAAGTAGCTCCGAGATAGTTAAGTGTTTGGGGTGTAATCGAAAGACTTGCACCTTGTCTAAGGACTATAGTGCTATACCCAATACTGATAGCAGGAAGCTTGGCTGTTCCTCTAGGGAGAGTAATGAGCTTATACTTCATAATCTCTTGAGATTCAGGGAAGGCTTGAATAATTGGCATATTTTCAATAGCCTCTCCGTAAAATGCTGATCCGGATGGATGATTAGGGTTATACAAAGTGTAATCTACTTCATCATCAGAAAGCGAAAACTGTGTGATTTGAAATGATCCGTCGTTTTGTGCTAATAGTTGTCTGCCAGTATCTGTTAAGATAGCGTCTACTACAACGGACGTGTTACTTAAATATGCCATATTTTACGTGTTTTTCTCTTTATAAATAGTGTATTTGCTTAAATTCTATATACCTTCTGGGGTGGGCGATTGGGAGTTTAATATCTGAGATTGAACGGCTGCTTGTAGACTGTTAATGTTTTCAATTACTTGATTACTGATAGTATCCGGTACTAAAAATCCATAAGAAGTTGCTCCTGGAGCTTTATTAAATGTTAGTATCGCATTTTGTTCATCATTATACCTCTTTAATAATAAGAACTTATATACTAAGTTAGAATTTAACAACCAGTTATCCAACACTTGTGGTGTAACTACTATATTCAATCTTCCGCTCTGTAGTGATGCGCTAACAACTTGAAGTTCTTGTGTGATTCCACTAAAGTCACTCATCACGATTGCGTCTCCGAATTGGGGATTAAACGGATAGTTAACGTCACCGTAGTTGTCATATAAGCTGCTAGATATGATGTATGCTCCTGAAATAAAATAAGGTACGAATTGGTACTGTAAGAAGGAAGATACTTGACTGTTTAGTGAGATTATACTTGTGGTATCGGTTACATCAGAAATTGAATAAATTGGTGTTCCGGATCCTGTGATTATTGTAAACGGATACCCCCCTGTACCTACTGCAGCAGGTTGAGTTACCAGGTAGGTATTAGATGCTCCTTGAACTATAGATGCTGTAAAGTTCCCGGTTGTCAAGTATGCTTGGGTTAATCTGAATTCTACTTTATCGCCTGGAGCTAAATTAACTACGGGTGTTGTATAATTAAGGGACAAAGATGATCCGGAGATGTTAAACGGTGCCCCGCCTCCGCCGCCTGCTGATATTCCGTCTAGTCGTGTTGGAGGATTCGCGCCGGGAGACACGTCAACGATATTTAAATAGTTTGCTATATCACCTGTAACGCTACTTGGAAAATTAGACGTTAACGTAGGTCCTCCGTTCAATTGATATCCGTATACGGCGTAATCGACGGTTCCGTTAACTGTTCCGTGATTAATTCCATCGATCACTACGTTGAATGGGCCGGGCTCTGAGTAAGAAGATCCGCCTACTGGCCCGTACGATAACGAAAAGCTACCTGTTAAATTCTCTCCTAGTATAGATCCGGTAGTTGTACCGCCTCCGGCAGAGTATTGTGATGTGAAGTTGAGGTTCTGAGAGGTGCCTATTAATTCGCTTGAGTTTTTATAAGCAGCCCAAGTATACTGTATAGAGTTACTGCCTACAATAGATGGGTCAGGGAATAATACATCGATTCCTAAATTGATTGTAAATGTTCTCTGTCCTGCAATTAAAGCAGTATAGTTTGGCCATATAGCCGGCGAGGTTGATCCTGTTGCGAAATCTGAACTTGCAGGATCTTCTGCGTTTAAGTAGTTGTATATTTTACCTGAACGTACAGAAGTTCCGGGATCTAGGACTACGGGGAATCGCGGTGGAACTGGTCCGCTTCCGCTAATAAAGCTATTGCCTGCTGATCCAGAGGCGTAGCCTCTAAAACTACCTCCTAAGTCTGATCCTAAATATTGAAAATACAGTCTCGTGTCAGATCCGGTAGCAAAGTATAGCTGTGGGCTATAGCTGTAACCACTACTGTAAATAGCCTTGATACCATCAGTACTTACTTGGTTACTGTATTTCTTATTATCAAACTGTTTGATAGTCGCTGTAGTTGCCGCAACAAATATATTCTGTACGTCCTGCCAGCTTCTATTATTTTGGTTTAATTCAAATAGACCTCCCGAAACGTCTGCAAGATAAGCGAGAGATACGTTTACTCTTCCAGGGAAGAACGAACTGGTTGCAATCTGTGTAAATAAGCCTAACTTATTAGTATTGTAATTTATCACAGGGTCATTACCGTACGAAATATCTCCTGCACTAGAGGTGTTATACTGTCCGGATAGATAAGAGCCGCTGTAGCGTGGTATAATGTAAGGTCTAAAGGTGTGATTGTAATCTTGTACGAAAGCATACTGTGAGTATGGTTGCATACTCTGTGTAATATTACCGTAAAGAATAGTGTCATCTAACGATTTTGTAATTAAACCGTAATTAACTGGCGCGAACTGTGTTGAATTAAAGTCCAGATCTAAGAACCTTTGTGATCTAACAGGGGTAAATACGTTTTCGAACAACGGGCTGACCGAGTATGTTAGGAAAAGTCCGTTGTTTCCTGGTGTTGAAGAAGTCCATGGAAAGATATAGCTCGATACTTCTTCTTGCGGAAAATAATTTGTTACTACATCAATATAACTACCGCTAAATTCTCCTGTATATTTTTGAATATCATTAGAAGAACTCATAAATACAGTACCGAAAGACGCAGTAAGTGCGATAGATGCTGTACCGTTATATTGAATTGGAATACCGGCTAGGAAATTTGTATTTTCTATTACTGCTCCTCCATCTGATCCACTTAATGTTAAAAGGTAATAATCAGCGTCGTAAGAAGAGGTAGTATAGGTAGGTTCGTGTCTTGGGTACTTATTTCTCTCAAGCATGTGAGACTTGATCACAATACCTGTATCGGCACTGGCTCTTGCAGGTACCCAATCTCTCATCATCTTGAATAGAGAGTTATTGTAATACTTAATTAGCCTTATAAAATCCCATACGTCGTATCTACTAGTATATTCATTAGTGAAGTACGTATTACTTACTTTATCAAGGGGGAAATAGGAGCTAGAGTATTGTAGATTGGGTGCGCCAATCAGCTGCATTATATTAAAATAACCAGGCTGGTTTGATGCAGTAACGTACCCTGATGAAGTAATACTTGCATTAATTGAGTCGGCGGGAGAGAATCCTGCTTGTACTGTTATGGATGTTTTTTCTAAATCGTTAGAGTAATACTGTAATGTAGTCCACGGAGACAGAAGGCTACTTGAAATTTGCTGTACGCTTCCGGTCATTATTCTAACCTGAGAAATCTCTTGTATACCTGGATACTGTAAGTAATTATATCCCCCAAACTCTAGGGGCTCTAAAATATCTGAAGGAACTCCGTATGTTGCGATTAATGCTCGCATCCCCCTTTCTGTACCTCTAGTCTTTAAAAGATAGGGGAGGTTATGATAGATACGTTTATAAATTTCGTCTTGGATCTGAGTTCCGGGTAATGTCGGGGTGACATACCCTCTGGTTATAGTTCCACCGCCCCATACGGTAATAGTGTTGTAGATTGAGCTAACTGCGTTCCATAGGCCTAACATGTTGTTGGCTACAAACGGCATAGTAACTACATACCTGTAAATTTTTTCTTCTCCTATCGGAGGTAAATATAAAGAAGCGCTTAAGTAATCGCTACCTACTGGAGCGTAGAGGCTACTGCTAGGTAGTACGATTGTTGCGTATGTACTAGAAGTAAGAGGTAGTCTTGATCCGGTTTGATTAATTCCTAATAGAGAATAGTAGAGGTTATCAGAAATACTAGTATTAGTGTATAACTGTACACCGAAGCTTTTAATTGCTTCAGAAACTTGATCTAAAGAGATTCCGACAAATGGATTGTTATTTGCATTATACCTGTTAGAGAGGTCTTTTAAATAGATCCAAATATTGTCAAAATGTTGACCGATCATATTTAAGAAAACCAGATACGGTGCGTTGGCACTGTCGTCTAAAATATACTGCGGTGTAGAATGTATTAACCAGTCTTTATTTTGATCGTCATAATACGAAGCTGACCAGTACATGCTCATAGTATTAGCCGTAGGCACTATACTTGGGCTTCCTAGCCAGTTTATGGCTTCCGATGAGCTTACTGAATATAAGATAAAGGGTGCGGTATTGTTCCGCTTAGGCCATGCAGTAGATGCAGAGTCAAAGTACATATAATACTCCCAGCCATCAAAGTTAGTAATAATACTATCAATCTGTGACTGTAGTGATACCTTTGCCTGTGTTGTATTTGTTTGAGTCAAGCCGTAGGAGGCGGACTCTATTTGCTGTAACTTATAGGTGAAATTATATAATCTCTCTGTAGCAGATGAAAAATGAATGAAATTGTTTAAATCACTATAATCTACGTTTATCTGAATTCCCTTTTCGTTCATCAATGAACTCAACTGCTGGAAGGAAGAGGTTACTATCGTTGCAAATAAATCAGAATAATTATAGTACGGGGTGGTTTGTCCTATTCTATCATCAACGGAAACCTTGAAATTAGGTCCTCTGACCTGTACGGTATCTGAAACAGCTTCTGGGGTAACGTTTATTGTTACGTTGAATTCGGCTGGGTTTGCAACGGGTGTTACTACCCAAAAAGTAGACTTTACATCGAAGTCTGCAGGTAAGGGTTCGTATAGTTTAAAGATTACATAACCGATCCCGTCTTCTTCTACGTACACGGCATTGACTCCGATGATCTGAATATCGTTACCGAAGTTTAGATAGAAGGTCGGATAGTAGATGTCTCCGGAAAGTATCGCGTTAAAGACGCCGAAGGTTTCAGAGAGCTGTGTATTAGATAGGTTCTGTCTGGCGGTTTTTATCTCAGTTCTAGATGTGGAAATTTCTTTAATCCAAAAGTTTTGAGAGGGGATTGGGCCTGATAGTAGCTGTCTAGTAAAGAAGTTATACTTTAAATTAAAAGTACCTCTATTGAAACCCGATCTCTTAGCATCAGCCTCCGGATCTAAAACTAGCTCTGTAGTAGTTCCGGTGACGGGATCTACTAGATTTCCGATATTATACTGGGAGGTATTATAATTACTATCTAAAACTGCTCCCCCTAGATCCTTAATAAAGTACTCTATATAGTCAGTAGGGCCGCCAAAGTTCGCTGTAACTAGTGCAGTACTTATTAGGGCTACGTCTTCGGGAGAATAAGTCTGGTATTGCCCGTTTGATCCTATGTATCTTACGTCTACTGTTTCCATTATACTGTATTAGACAAACTCAAAATGTTTGCATTAGCTTCAAGAAGTTGTTGACGAAGTGAGTTGATCTCTTCAATATAAGCCTTTTCCCCGTCAGTTAAAACTCCGCCTCCTAAATATTCTGTACTTCTAGCGGCAAGATACTCATGCGAGTTTAATTCTCCGGTTGCAGGAATATCAAAAAATAATTCATTATACAAATCAAAAAACTCGTCGATAGTTATCTGCTGAGGGAGAGCTGCAGAGGCTGTAACAGGAGTATATAATTCAGAAAAAGAGGTATCAACTACTCTAGTGAAAGTGTTCCGTCCGTACACCTCTTTAATTAACTTAACTTCTTCTGCCATTATTGAACTACTTTAAAAATTAAGTTTTCGTTTGTATAAATCACTTCTTCTCCAGATTGAAGTATAGTTTTAATCAAAATCTTATAAAATCTATTTACCTCTAGACCGCTAGTATATAAAGTGAAATAATTACTTGTTGTGTCGGCGCTTAATTTTGTATACTCTGTATCGAAATCAACGATTACTTCGTTAGTCTTATAGTCCATCAAAGACCAATAGCTTTGCTCCGGGAGGTATAGTTGATTTAGATATACTGATGAAGTAGTGAATTGTCTTGCAGGATAGGTTGCTCTTACCCCGGTCCTTACTTTATATACTTCGTTTTGCCTGAATTGACCTGGATTATTTTGCAGTACAATTGTGATTTGGTCATTAGTAGCAAGACTCCAGGATCCTGTTGGCCCGTAGACTGCGTCTGCCCATTTAAATTCAATTGTCGGAGGATAGATGGTATGAGTGTCGACTGAAAAGAACTTCAAATCTACAAAGGAAGACGTATTATTCTCTATATAATCCGGGTGCTTAACTATCAAACCGTAATTAGGTATTCCGACAGTAGAGACGACTATGTTATTATCATTCTCCGTAATGATCGGATCGCCTCCTTCTGTTCCTAAGTTATCTACCGGAGTTGCGTAGTTTGTAGGTAGAGGGTATGCAAACCATCCCCCAACTACGTCGGTTATATCCATATTAATGTCCTTATTGGACATGTAATCGAAGAATTGGCTTCCAGAATATAGTGTAATATACGAACTACCTGTTTGTGTCCATAACGGGGAGTTTTGGTACGGTCCTGTATATAACCAGCTTACTCCATTTCTCGATTCAGGTACTTGAGCAAATTGCCCTGTCCCCATAGCCCAGGATTGAGATAATGCAAAGACGTCTAAGGAATAGGTTGTACTTAAATTCTGTGCAGAAGCTAAATAAAGCTTTAAGTTTGCTTTCCAGGACCCGCTGATTGATTCTGATGCGAAAGCCTCCAGTTTTGTGATATCGGCTGTAGAAAATTGAAGTAATGCTCTTCTTATATCCTTATCAGGAAAATAGTATTCTGTAGTATCGTAATTACCGTTTGCAGCTAGATCGTAAGTGTAGTAAGGATTATTGGTTAAGGATTCTCTATAGAGGAATCTAGTACCGTCTTGAGAGTTTTTTGCAGATACTTCTAGAATAGGATCTCGGCCCGTATTTTTTGACGGGTACCTTGAATATACTGTCGAGTCTGCGGATGCAAATATTTGATATACTGCCATGGTTAGAATGTTACTACACGTCCTTGAATATCTGTGTCTGGATATTTAACTTCAAAAATACTTGGATCTAAAGAAGGATAAATAACCCCGTTCAGAGTTGCTCCTGAAATGTCATAACTATATTGAGAATAACCTTGGTTAGTTCCTGCTATATTGTTTATCGATACTTTCTGGACAGTCTGTACTCCTGCAATCTGATCAAGGGCTGTATAGATTTCGGAAAGGATTATCGGTTGATTAATCTGCCAATTTTCTCTTGCAAAGTACGTTCTTAATACACTAAGACATCCAGCAAGTACATCTCTTGATGTATAATTTGGTCTAATGATTACGTCGAAATTAACCTGAATATTTATGATATAGGCAGGTTTTAGGATGATAGTATCTGTAAGCATTCTATATTGCTCAAGATAGGTTTGTATATTTCTTAAAAGAGCAGGCCCTGGAGTTGTAAAAGCTCCTAGTGTATCGTAGCTAAGTAAATAAATTGAAGTTGCTAGAGGATCTCTTTCGCCAGGCTGCCCTACTAAGTACTGAGCAAAGGTAGCAGTATCTTTTGTCACATATGCTTTTGCTACTTGACCGAATTTAGGCGGCATCCCTAATACTGTGCCTAAATAGTCTTGCTGCGTTACTGCGCGCATCTGAGAAGGGAACTGAGCTAAGGTGTTTAACCTGATATCTTCGGGAGTATCGCCATCGCCTCCTCCTACTGCAGGTACGCTGTTGTTAATAGCTAAGGTAGTTCTTATCGTAGCCTCAGTAGTAGGGTTAGTTGGGTTTGGAAATGTGATATTAGAAAATACTATATTAGTTAATTCGTTTACTGCAATATTAGATGTAGCCCCGCCCCCTACTAGGTATTGTACTGATAAATTAGTTTGGAAGGGAGCGACTCCGTAAGAATTATTTGTAACGAAGTTTGTGGGATCGTAAGCGGTATTTAACATATCAATACCGTTCACCGTTCCTATACCTACATTAAAAGGATTTGGAATTGATCCTGAAATTGCTTGTATACCTGCTCCGAATTCTAACTGTAAAATATTATTTGCAGTGAATCTTGAAACAAAGCGGAAAGGTACGTTTTCTTTCTCTAGTACATAAGGTACCTGATTTGCTTCTTGATATAATTGAGGGTAGGCTAAGGCAGTATTAGCTACAGGTTTTAAAATATAGTCCTGTGCTAGATAAGGTACCTCGTACCATCTGTACCCTGTTCTTTGATCAATTACTCTTATGATTTCGATGATATCTGTATCCTGTATTGTTCTTATGGGGAATCTCTGAATAGTTCCGAAATTTAAAACAGCAGTTCTAACTTGACCGGAAATTGCTTGAGTTCTTTTCTTTAATAAGTATGTATTCGGATTACCGCCCGCTGTCGTATATACTGAGATCTCGGTTGGGTCTATTGAAGAGGATAAATTAAAGTCTACTCTATTAGGACAGTAAAAAAAGTTAGAGGTATTGATATTAGATCTTACCTGCATTCCCTCTTCTACGATCATTGCGTAATTAAAATCGGGATCGTAGCCGGAGCCTGAAGCAGGTATTTGCTGGTATACATCTAGGGTTACTATTGCAGCAGACGTAACCTTCGGTCTGTATCCTAACATGTAAGCTAGGGCATAAAGATTGTTTGTTTGCTTTGCGTACTCTAAAAACGTCTCTTGGGTTTGGTTATCTAAGTAAAACGAAAGTACATCTCCTACATAAGACGCCATATCAATAAACATAGTACCAGGCGAGGAGGTAGAAAAGTCGTTATACGAATTAGGATAGTACGTTTTAGCATACTCTACTAGCGCATTCTTAAACGTAGTAAAATCCTTATTTAGATATGTTATATTCTTGTTAGCCATTTAAACTTAGTGTTACAATGTCTGATTCACCTGTATTGTTTATTGTATACGAAAACTGTATTGTTAATAGGTTCTGATTTGGATCTCCACCAAAAGTTAATTGTGTAATTATAACATTAGGAAAATATCTTTCAATACCTGTTCTAATGAGAGAATCTAATTCGTCTAGTGTTTCTCTGGTAATTTGCTCAAATACCTTACTTCTAATATTAGCCCCGAAACTAGGATTGAAAATTCTCTCTCTTTGATCAGTAAGCAAGAAGTTTATAATGTTATACTTCAATTGTTCCCTCGTAGTATAAACTGTTCTAAATACTCCTGGAGCGTCGAAAGGTAAAGCGACTCCAATACCAGTCGAAGGCCTGAGATCAAGAACATTTATATTTCTAAGGTTATATGCCATTATATTTCTCCGTTAGCTTTCATTTT